TAGAGTTGTGCCTGATAAAGTATAAGTACCTAAACCTGTTTCCCAGTTATCACTATTTACAATTGTGTAGTAAGTAGTGTTTGTATTACCAATTGCAGTAAAGGCTTGAAAACCATCTGAAGCACCTGCAAGTGTAACTGTGCCAGTGCCAGAACTCGTAGTTATTTCTTTGACTCTGTCTTTAAATACAAGTGCCATGATTAATCCTCTATGCTAATGTTACTGATAAGTTACCAGTAGTGATCTTAAAAATATCTCCTGAATCAATTGTTTTAGGAGCATCTAAAGCTGTATGGTAAAGCATATTACCACTAGAAGCTGCATCCCAAAGACCAATCCATCCTACTGTTCCCCAATTAGCTGTTGCTGTTGGAAATGTTGCTGTTGCATCTGTTACTACAGAACCTGTAGTAGCTGTTGCAAAAGAAGAAGCAACTCTAGCGTATGAACCACCAGAAACTTCTGCACCAGTACCTGTATCTGTAGGGTCTGCTGTGTGTAAAGAAATGTAAGGGTTATCTACTGCTGTAAATGCTACCCCATTAAGTGTTTCGTTAAGAAGTTTAATTTCTAAATAATCTGACATATTCGCCATTGTGTTTTACCTCGTAGTTGTTGTTATAGACATTGGATGAGCAGGAAATTCCCCCTCATCATCTGATTTACTTAAAGAACTGACCCCTCTATCGTACAATGTTGCCCAAGTGCCAATCCTCTCGTCATTCATCAAGAATGGCTCTGCTTCACCTAAACTTGCGTAAAGCAGTAAATCAGGTGTATTTGCTAACCAAAGGTTTGATGAAACTGTTGAACTCATATATGGTGGCTTCACATAGTAGAGCATTTGTAATGTATCTGTTGCAGAGCCAATCGGAGCAAATCTAAATTCGCTTCCTAATGCAGTATAAAAAGTAGGTAATCCTGTTGTTAATGCTCTTGTATTTCTAAAGAAATTACTAGGTGATTGGAAAGTAACAGTTCTTATAGGGTCGCTAGAAGATATATGAATATCTTTCATAGCTAAAAAATCTGATGGTATTTCTACTGTACCATCAGTAGAACTAATTGTAGTTGTTGCTATTTGTAACATTTGTCTTATACGCAAATCTCTACTTAACCTATCTTCTGCTAACCTAATAAATTCAGGTATGGTTGCAGTTAGATCACTACGAGCTAAATAATTTGCTATCGTAGTTTGTAGTGTTGCGTAATCAGTAAAAAATGCCATTTATATTCTGCCCTGTTTTGTTCTAAAAAATCTGTTGTCTGGATGATTTAAAAATTCTTTAAATTTTTTCATATCTAATATTTGAAATCCTTGCATAATCTGTTTATGGTTTAGATCATCAATAACTGTCATAGGTATAGATGCAATTTTGTTATCAAACATATCATCACCCCACCCTGTGGATTTAGTAATAATTTCTTCTTTGTTTGCTTCAACAATATCTGTTACATCTTGTTTTGTTTCTATCACATAACCATCATTATCATGGTCATCGTGTTTTGTTTGGTGTCTGTATTTTATTGGTTGTGACCAAGCACTTTTAAATTTTTTCTTATTGTCTGCCATAATTATCCTTAAAAGATATGCCCACCGAAGTGGGCTATATCAATACTTAATGTGTAATTAAGCTGTTAAATCAGCAACGATTGCATGAGCTGCTTCGTTACTTACTTGCAGAGTAAGCTCTGTAAGCATTTGATGTTTTTCAGCATCACCAGTTTGAGCTAAAAGCGTAGACTGGAAAGGTCTTAATGTTGCTAGAGCCAACATTGTTGGATCTAAAATAAGAGCCTGTTCACCATTGTTTGCTGCATAATCAGAAGTCATAAATCTTTCTGGAATTACTGAAAGCATACCAAAGTCTGATAAGTACACATCTGCTGCACCTACAATAGCTGCTGCTTTTGTAGTAGTACCAGCGTTAGGTGTAGAAACACGATTAGCTGCAATACCAGCAAAAGCTGATACTTTAACTTTTTGGTTAGGTGGAACAACCAACATAGTTGGAGTACCGCCAGCATTAAACGCTGCCTTCATAGCAGTTTTTAAAGATGCTTCTGTAAACGCTGCTGTGTTAGCTGCTGCTGCTTTAGTTCTAATTGCAGAACCTGGAGGTGCTGCTGGTGCTGCTGGAGCTCCTGCCGCTACTGTACCAACTGAAGTCCAGTTAGTTCTTAACCAAGTTTGTATAGATGCCATCTTTGGTGCTGCACCTGCTGCCGAAGTTACTGGAGCAATGTTACCAAGAATAGCAAATTCTATATCTCGTTTTAGTTCTTGACCAGCTTTAGCTAATTGATAAGCAGTAGATGTTTTTCTACCAGCGGTATCGACAGAATCAAGAGTACCAGTAATGTTTACTGTTTTACCCATAATTTGAGTTCTGTTAGTAGCTCTAACTGTAGGAACGGCTGTAAATGCTGCTGCATCTGCACCTTCGACAAGAGCTGTATTAGCTGCTGCACCTAGTGTATCTGTTTGCCATTCATGAAGTGTTGCTGTTGCTTTTGTTTTTCCGATTGAAGAAACTACAGGAGTTTCTGTCGGAGCAATATTGTAAATCGTGTTAGATAAATCTTCACGAATACCAATTGCTTGATAAGTATGAAATGCTGCCATTGTTATTTTTCCTTAAATAAAGTTTTCAAATAAAGCTGCTGCATCTCTGGCATCACCAGTTTGCAGTAACCTCTTCTGTTGTTTTTTAGTTCTATCTGTTACAGTCTGCTTTACTTTAGCTCCACCTTTCATTGTCTTGGGAGCATTAGCTACTTTCTTTTTAACGCCAGCTTTACCTGCCATTAATTTATCGTATTGTGCAGCTTTATGTAACACTAAAACATGGCGTGAATCATAGACTTGAGATAACTCATCATCTGTGAATCCAACCTTTTTTCCATAATTGCGAATCTCATTTCTGATCTGTTCGCCTTTGGCTTTGTCTGAAAACTCTGGCAAGGATTGTGTCAGCTTTTGTGCTTCGCCTTCTACATACTTCTGCATATTTGCTGACCTATCCGATTCTTGCTCTTGAGCAATTCGTTGTCTTTCAGCATTTACTTGTTGTAGTTGGTCTTTTTTCTCGGTCATTTCTGCGACCTTAACTGCATATCCTATTGGGTCGTTCTCTTTCATAGCTGCTAAATCTTCTGGACTGTCATTACTGCCAACCAAGAATTGTTCAACTGCTTGAAGTCGTTGAGCATAGTCATCCCTAACTTTTCTAGCTTCAATAATAGCTTTAGCTTCTTGGTCTATGACCTTACGCTGTTCAGCTACTTCTTGAGTCTTTTTAGTATAGTCGCTGCCAAGTTGATAAGATTTCTTAAGTTCATCAAGGGTAACTTCTTTTTCTTCACCAGCCGCTTTGACTGTGAAAGTTTGTTCTTCCTCAACTACTTCTTCATCCTCAATCTCGGAGTCATCTTCAGATTCTTCTGTATCATCATCAGCTTCTTCAGCTTCAAACTCTACATCTTCTTCTTCTGTTTCCTCTACTTCTGCTTCTTGTGTATCTTCTTCCTTTTCAGTTGGTTGCTCTTTCGAGTCCTCTGGTGCGGATAACATACCCTCAAATGCAGATGTTGCATCATCTATTGTTATAGGGTTATCATTCCCACTTCCAACTTCTGGAGTCGTGGTTTCTTCACTCATTGTATTTCCTTAATCGCCATCTAGGTGTGGCATTACCATACAGGCTATATGCCTATAATATTGTCCATGATTTATCCTTAATCTTGTCGCTATCGACTACAGATTGAAGTCTAGTCATCATGTTATTTGTTGCTTTAATCCTGTGATAAGCTCTTTCTCTTATAGCTACATCTTCTGGATTAGAGTTTTCTATTTCTGCGTAACACTCTTTAATCATATCTTGTATTTCATTAAGAAATGACTCGGTATTTAATACGCTATTAATTTCAGCTTTTTTATCCATTACATTCCTGCAATGTTATTGATCTTGTCTAAAGCATTTATAAGTTCTTTAGATTGAGATACATCATTCTTTGCACTATCATTTTGTGCCTTCTGCATTAGCTCCATTTCTTTCATAGCCATGTCTGCTTCAAACTGTGCTTGTTTTTGTTGTAGCTCAAGCATCTCTCTTTGCACTTTAAGTTCAAGCTCTTGTTTGTCCATTTCTAATTGTGCCATCTTTGCCTGCATCTGCATTTCAGCTTTCTCTTTTTCTACTTGTGCAAGTATTTTAGCTGCTTCAGTATTAGGGTCAGTCTGTGGACTTTCTGCTTGTTGTTGAGCTAATTGATCTGATTCCTCTTGAGATATATCTTTTAAGAATCCAGACTCATCTTTAAATCCTGCCATGTTTACAAATTTAGCTAATGTATCTCTATATTGTTTAAGGCTTACTAATGGATTACCAAGACCATACTGTGTCAGCATTTGCTCTTGCTTATCAAGAACCATTTGCATAACAGATAATTGTTCTGATTTACTACCAGTACCTAATCCAACATTAACAGTTACATTGTATTCTGTGTTCCACTCTCTAGGATTCATAGGTACAAATTTATTATTAACTTTAATAATTCTTTCTTTGTTTTGATATTTACATACGAGTTGTAAGATACCCTTCATTAAAGATGAAACTCCAGTATCAGCAAAGATACGAGCTATCAATTCTATTTTTCCACCTGCTGCACTTGACATAGCAGCGACTGCTGTAGCTGTTACATTCTGTAATATGTTAGGGTCTAATCCTTGTGATGCTTCGCTGACACCTGTTCTTTTAGCTTGTACAGAGTCTAAATACTCAAGCATAGGAAATGATTGTCCAGCACTAGATTGCACAGTCATTGGCACTAAAGCATTAGGATTCTTAATTCTAATAACACCACCTGCTGTAGATGTAAGAAGATCATCAAGATTAACTTGACCCTCAACTGCGCCAACACGATAGTTATTAGTTAGGTATAAGTTGTCTAGCATTTGTCTGGTAATAGT